CTCACACTTTTAGGTAGTTGCCTTTTACACATGGAAGAACAAGAAGAAAAAGAAGGTAATCGTGTCGAAACTGTAGTCAAGATTGCAGTTCTGATCTGGTCAGCAGGTATGCTTACAGCATCCTACATAGAACCTCCAAGTGGAAAGAAGTTAGTTGACTTCGATCCAACCTTCATCGCTTCGATCTTCAGTGGATCGCTTGCTTCTTTTGGATTGCAGGTAGGGAAAAAGAAAAACAATAACAACAACAATGCCCCTAAAATAGTGGACAATAAAGATTCCAAAGTAGGTATCAGCAACACATGATTAAAAAACTTCTAACATTTTTGTTTTTTATCTCTGGCTCTCCTGTACTAGCCGACATCACTCATAGTATTTCTTCAAGCGTAAAATTTGAATCGCTCTCGGCAGCAAGCACGGCTGATAAAATTGGCTCTTCGTACAGTATTTCGGGTAACAATGTTACCACGGTTGACTCAAACTCCGCAGCTACGGTCGGTGGTCTTGGTTCTACAACTAATGGAGTCCCATCTGTAACATTTCCCTCTGCCACACAATCAACCGCAGGAGAAGCATTTAGTTTCACTCAATCTTATATTGAAGGAGATGCCACGCCAAATAGTGCAGCTACAGTAGGAACAGTTCCAAACTTCAGTGATTTAACCTCTACAAGTGCTGGTAGCGTAGGAACAGCAACAGTTGGAATTGACAATCATACAATGACGCTGACACCTGGTACAGGAACAGGTATTGTACTGACAGGACAATTTGTTGTTGACTTAAAAATTGAATGAGGAGGCTACTTCTTTTTGGCTTTATTTTTTCTGTTCCTTGTTACGCTGTTCCAGTTATTCCAAATTTCACACAGGGAAGTTCTACAAGTCGAACAGAAACTACCACAAATATTACAGAGACTATACGAACAACAGAATATAATTCTGGATTTACATATTCAGTCACAGGATCAGGAGTACAGCATGATGGATCGTCTATATCACCTCCTGTCACAACCACTAATGAAGCTGTGAACGGTACGACCTATACATGGACAAACTTAGATTTACAACAAAAACCAAACTGGACTCAGACAAATCAGGGAGATGCTTTTCAATTTACCGAAGTGTACAGACCTGCTGGACTAGAATCCGTAACCGATATAACTCGCACGATCCAAAGTACAAGCGTAACAGATACCACAACTATCTTCTCGCAATAAGTCTGCTAGGTAATCCAGTGCTGGCAAACACAAGTAATACTGCTGCTCCGTCCGCCAGTGCCAGTGGAAGCGTGTCAAACTTCGCTACTCAGGTTTTAGGGGGTCCGATGGTAGAAAATTTTTATGGTAATGGTATTAAATGTTCAGGCCCACAAATGAGTATCAGTCCTTTTGCTACAACCACTTTTAATCAAAAAAGACCACAGGATTATATCTACCATACACCTGTTTACGATACTACAGATGCTAATGATGATAACGTACCAGATAATCCAGGAAATATTCTTTACTATCAGGAAAACTATAGTGGTAACAAGGATTCTTTAGGTCTTAACTTTGGTGTTGCTCTTACCTTTAATATTCCGTTGGACAATAGATTTCAAGATGCTTGTCTAGGTGCTGCCAATACACAAATACAGCTACAAAGAATGGAGCTATCTAAGGCCAGATTAAATTATGAATTGGCACGTTTAAAAAATTGTGGAGAATTAAAGATTGCTGGTATTGAATATGCAAAAGATTCTCCTTACTTTGATCTATGTAAGGACGTTATAGTTACTGCAAAGAAAGGACAAGTTATACCACACACGCACAAATTACAGACAAAAAAATAGGTAAGCCCTTTCCGTTAGCCTACCTATTTCCTAACAGTTCCATACCAGAGAAACCACTTTTATTATATCAATATAATTAATTTTTATCTTTTTTCTTTGTCAGTTTTTTTACAATCTGCTTCACAATGGGTTTGACTGCATTAAGTAATAATGGAGTACTGGCAGCAACCAAGCCAATAACAGCAGTAGATACAATAGTAGAAACTTCTGGAATGTACTGATCTTTGAAGGGAACGTCTTCATAAATCGTGGTGCATATAGTTCCATCTTCGCTTCTTTCATGGCCTACGACACGTTCCAAACGCTTTTCGTTACGAAAGTCACCTACTCTCTGATCTTTTCTTCCAGGACATTCTACAAATTCAACCTTCTTATCTTTTGGTGGTACATATTGTCCTGATTGATCTGTTATGTCTACAAATTCCTTTTCTTGTTTATTAGGTGTTTTGGATTCTGTGTAAGTAAATTCATTAGGATTATATTGCAGTGGTTCAAATGACGGGATAATAAAATTACCACATTCACTATACGTTCCATATTCATCTTTATCATTATCAATCAGACTGGGTAAATTGTTTCTATGTACTCTTACGCAACCTGGTATATCTACTTTTGGTTTATAAATGACATCCAATGTTGGAACGTAAAGCTCCCATACAGGTATCTTTGGAATATTTATTTCATTTATATGAATCCTATGTATATCAATCGTAGGCATATTTAGGCATTAAAACCTCTACATCAGAATGACATTTAGGACAGGATAAATTAGTCATCATTGAATACTCTTCTTGCAGATGAGGCAAACAATTTTCATCAATACTTTGATCTCCGCCCCAGATTAATTCTGTATTACAATGCCAGCAGTTCATTTGTTAAATGGTATAGAAACACCTGTTGTGCTAGGTAACGCACTATCTAATACTTTTGGCATCATTCCTGATACCTTACTCATAACTTTATCCATCATCATCTTTTCAAACTGTGGGCTGGTTATGTAACGATATCCAGCATACGCTCCACCTAAAGTTGAAATGCTGATTACAAAAGATACGATGGATAATATAGAAGAAATTTTATTCAACATGGTAAAACAGGCAGTACTAAAAGCAATAGGTCATGTAAGTATTATATCTATGCTCCTAATTCTGCCAACTGTTATACCCTGTTACTTGGTTTTGTCTATGATGACTAAAACTTATACTTCAAACCAAGCTTCGTTCCATAAGAATTAGTTGTATCTGTAACGATAGAGAACTCTCCGTAAACATCAACTTTATCTGAAGCTGTTACAGAGCCACCAACTTTACCAGAGAAGTTTGTTTCTGAATCTGCACCATCTGGGTTGTTAAGATACGCACCACCTTGAATGTAGTAGCTGCCAAAAGCATTACCATTCTCATAACCAAGATGTAAGTCAGTGCCAGAACCAGTGTAGTCTTTACCTGTATAAGAACCATTGTTCTCTACGTTTACATAGAAACCAGCAAATGCAGGAGTTGATAGTGCTGAAGCAGCAGCTATTGTTAGTACTTTTTTAAGCATTATTAAAAAGAATAAAGCTCAATAATAATCGTTTTTAAATTAAATTCAACTTTCGGGTGTTTCTGTTTGTGGTTCGTCCTCTTTATTCTCTTCATCTATCTGTTGTTGGATAATCTTCATTGCACCAGTAAGTTCATGCAAAGCAACAACTAACTGTTCTCTTTCGACAGCTAATTGTGTAAGTTTTTCTTGTAAATTCATAAATTAATAAAGTTTTTTACCGTCAGTAATAGCTTTATCTATATCTGTAAAAGATTCAGATGTCCAGATAGAAGTCGTTCCATCGACCTTTTTGTAATCCTTGATAATTTCAAGATGCTCTACATTACGCTTGATTTTAGCTTTGTATTCATCATCAGTCTCATCTGATGTCTTAGCGGTATTTATGACAGTTACACTATGACCAGCATTTGTAAAAATCTTAGCGATTTCGTCAGCAGTTTGTTCTTTCATAATTGAAAAATAAAGTTACCTGTAGTTTACCCTGCTTCGAGGGCTGTGACTTTTGCTGATAATTCTTTGATTGCATTCACAAGGATAGGTACAAGCCTTTCATACTTCATTCCATAAGACATACCATCAGCAGTTAAATTTACAACTAAAGAATCATCATTAGATGTTCCATAACCATTAGCTTTTTCTACTTCCAGTGCTTCTTGTGCTAAAAATCCAATATGTGTTTTACTTCTTTTCTTTGATCCGTCAGGTGTTCCAAATGGCTCTTCATCTGTTCCATACCAAGTTCTTCTGTCCCATCTGTAAGTTACTGGTCTTAGTGCTTCAATCCACGCTAAGCCAATATTAAAACTTGTGACATCTGTTTTATCTCTTGCATCTGAAGATGAAATTGATGTATCAGCACAGAATAAAGATGCAATATTATTATCTCCTAAACAAACTACATTGCTTTCATTATTTACTGTACCTGATGGTGAAGAACTTGTACCAGCATTGAAACCTAATAATAAGTTATTAGTTCCTGTTGAAACATTAAAACCAGCAGATGCACCTAGAGCAGTATTAGTATTTGCATCAGCAGAAATATTAGTCAAACAAGCGTATCCGACACCTGTATTATCATTAGAATTTGCTGAATCTCCAGTGTCAGCCCCCACATAGGTATTTCTAAATCCAGTCGTTATACCTACTCCCGATGATCTACCCACACAGACATTATTACTGCCAGTACTGCAATTACCAGCCGCATCAAACCCGAAGAAAGTATTATTACCACCTGTAGTTACCTCCTGACCAGCACTTTTTCCAAAAGCACAATTTCTTGTCGCAGTTGTTGATTTTCCTAAAGCAGCATGACCAAAGGCACTATTGTTGTCAGCCGTAGTATTATTTTTTAAAGCTTCATGTCCAAAGGCACAGTTACTATTTCCTGTTGTATTTAATCTTAAAGCTTCTCTACCAAAAGCATTGTTTTCACTTGCAGTGGTATTTGCACCTAACGCACTTTTACCGAAAGCATTGTTTTCAGAACCAGTTGTAGCTGCTGATAAAGCAAACGCACCGCAGGCTGTATTTCCATCACCTGTTGTGTTTGCATCTAATGCTTCAACACCCACAGCTACATTTGTATTTCCCGTGGTATTTTCTCTCAATGCCTCATCTCCCACCGCAGTATTTTGACTTGCAGTTGTATTTTCTCTCAATGCGTTCATTCCACACGCAGTATTAAGGTTTCCGCTTGTAAGAGCTTGTAGCGCTCTTGCACCAACAGCAGTGTTTTCACCAGAAAGGCATGCTGTCAATGCATTTTGTCCAACCGCAGTATTAAAACTAGTTGTTTGGTTTGCTGCTAAAGCATTTATCCCCACGGCTGTGTTGTTAGATCCAATTGTATTAGCTCTTAATGCAAATCCTCCTAATGCTGTATTACTTTCTCCTGTTGTATTGTTTTCAAGAGTTTTAGGACCAAAAGCGGCATTTCCATCAGCAGTTGTTACGGAGGTTAATGCTTGAAAACCTACTGCTGTATTGTTATCAGCAGTTGTATTGGCATCTAAAGCAAACGCTCCAAGTGCTACATTCTGCGTTCCAATCGTGTTTGCAAATAGACTTGCATAACCTATAGCAGTATTATTATTAGCCGTAGTATTTTCGTGTAAAGCTGCATAACCTACTACTGTATTGTTAATACCAGTAGTGTTGTCATTCATAGAAGACTGACCTATGGCTATATTTTGACTGCCAGTTGTATTTGTATCTAAGGCATTAGATCCTACGGCTACGTTATTAGTTCCAGTTGTGTTTGCTCCTAGTGCGTGCTTACCAACACCAGTGTTATTTGAAGCTGTCGTGTTTGCATCTAAAGCAGCAACACCTATGGCAACATTATTACTTCCTGTAGTATTTTGGTCCATTGCGCCAGAACCTAGCGATACATTTGATCCTCCAGTTGTGTTTAGTCTTAAAGAATTAAAACCTAGTGCTGTGTTGTCACTAGCAGTTGTGTTTGCTGCTAAAGCTGTACCACCTACGGCTACGTTCTGTGCTCCAGATGTATTGGCAAACATAACAGAACGACCTATTGCTGTATTATCATCGCCTGTGCTATTTCGTAAAGCAGATACACCTATAGCTACATTATTTGATCCTGTACTATTGGTAAATAATGATTTACTTCCTATTCCAATATTGTCTGCACCAGTTGTAGTTGCAGCCAAAGAATCAAAACCTACACTTGTATTTGAAGAGCCAGAAGTAAGTGCAGTTAGGGCTTGTTTACCAATAGCAGTATTATTTCCACCAGAAACAGAAGCGTCTAAAGCACTTTCTCCAAGAACAGTGTTACCAGCAACAGAGTTTGCTCCTTTACCAACAGCAACGCTATTGATACTTGCATCAGCACTGGAAGTTAACGATCCATCAAGTCCTCTTAATGTAATCCAATCACTATTTGCAGTATTTCTTATTTTTAGTAAATTATTTGTTGTATCAGCCCACAGCATATAAGCAACAGTAGTACTTGGACTGCTACCAGAACTATTATTACTTAATATCGCCTGTAATACATTATTAATATCAGCACGGACGTTAGCTCCTGTAGAGTTATCTATTACATAATCGTGAGTAGCCATTTCTTAATCCAAAATTTTCTCTAAGTATATCCTAATTCACTTCTAACTACCACGTCCAAAGCCTGTAGCAGCATATTTGAAATTCCTGTTAACAAAACTCGATCCATTCTTTATATCAATCGTAAATCCACTACCAGAAATACTGGACAAGGCAAAGAAATCACCTGACTGTGCATTTTCAATCGTAATTCCAATATTAGGCAAGAAAGCAGAAGTAGATCCACCAAGCTCAGACGTACCAGTAAAGAAAGCGTGTTGGAACGTAACTGCCTTACTACCAGTGCCAGAAGCTATAACAGTATTTACAGTCTCAGTTCTACTATCAAGCTGTGCTGTATAACCTAATTGATCTATTTCTATTGATTGTGCAGGATCATCTGAATCCATTTCACATCTAAATCTGAATCCTCGACCAATAAATGTTCCATTAGCAAGAGTATTGAATTTACTGAATCCAGCACCGATATTACAATTACTGCTCGATATTGTCGCACTAGATGATGCAGTGACAGTAAAGGTACTTGTACTTGGAACTGTCTGTATTTCAAAATATCCATCAGTAGCACCACCACTTGTAAAATCTATATCTATAAACTGACCTACAGATAAACCATGACTAGATTTTGTCACTGTAATCGTTGTTCCTGACTGTGTATATGTAGAAGCAATAGAACTATCTGGATCACTGTCTGTTGTTGCAACCAATAGTTTTGCATTTACATCAAAGGCAGTCGCACCATCAAAGTCTGTCCATGTATCAATATTCGCTGTTCTTTTATCTATCAGATCATTAGGATAAAAACCCTGTGTTACAAAATGCCTTGTAAGTCTTAATGGCTGCTTACCTCCAAGATCAAGTTTAGAAGCAAAATCATAATGACCACCTGTAATATCAACAGCACCTAAGAAATCTACATCAGCTATGGCATCAAAGTCTGTTACATCATCTAAGGTTTCTAACGATCCAAGAACAAGACCATTTACTTCATCACTGAAGAAACAATCTACCTTCGTACCAGCAAAAGGAGGAGAATCTGTATCTTCTCTATCTGAAAGAACAAGTAATTTAGGTACAGGATCAGGAGTTGTAACAACGATAGAAGTTTCACCCGAACTTAACCTACCACCATCATCACGGAACTTAAGGATATACTCTCCATCAACAGCAGGAACTAAAGTTTCAGATACGTTACCAGGTAAGGCAGGAATAATATCAACAGAATTAGTAAACGTACCAGTTCCATCTGTCAAATTACTATGCCTGACAACCACGTTTCCACCATGAGTTACGTCAATATCTGTAGCCTTATCAAAACGTAATCTTACAAATTGATCTGATACTGGTTCGACAAGTAAGTTTGTGACATCCTGTGGTAATGCTGTTTTACCTACAGCTTCAAATGTTAAATCAGTAGATGTAGCGGATAATTGACCTTGCACGTTATATGAAAATATCTGTATTTCATAAGTACCTTTCTGACTGTTAAGTATCTCAAAATCAGGTCTTGATACTCTTTCACTTACATAGTTACCATTCTCAAAACGATAATTAACCTGATATTCAATAACACCGACAATAGGTTGCCAACTGATAATTAATTTAGAAACTGCCTGATTATTAATAGGAATAATCTTTTCAACCGCTACTAAACCAACAGGAGGATTTGTTAATTCATCTAATTTGGTAACATCTCTAGCTGGCAGGGCAGAACCATCTTCTATAAAGGCATATTTTTCATTGACATAAGATAAGGCAGTAATCGCATAATTTATTCCGTCCTGTTCTTCAACATTGATAACTCTGAATAGCTGTGCCTGTACTGTAGAGTTTTGAATTAACCAGACTGTGTTTACATTAGGAGTTTGAGAAAATGCAGAACTAACAGTGACAGTACCATTTGAGACAGATGATATTGTTTTACTTTCAACTGTCCCATCAGGTAAAACTATACTTAAAGTCGCATCTCCTACAGGATTACCACTGGCATCTACAGCAAAATCTGTTGCAGTCGTATCATCTACAGTTACAACAGTTGTTGAAGTTACGGATTTCAACCTACCACCTCTTCTCACTCCTGCTCTTACTGGATCGTTTATCTCAATCACAGCACCAGGTCTGACTACTGCACCAGAATCTATAGATGTTGTAAATGTACAGATTTCAGTTTCATTGGCTTCACTGAAAAGTATTGCACGACCCAATCTGGCAGCTTGCCCTCTTGAAGTACAAGCAAATGCTTTTACTTGTTTAACAACAGTTCCGATCTTACTTATTAAAGTGCTATCTTCTACGACTTCAAAATCCACTTCCTGTGAATCCATATTGAAGTAAGACACAGAAACCACACTGGATCTTGTCTTAAGACTGCTACCCGAATAACTAAATCCTGCTTCTCCTACGTTAGCCAAGTTGAACAAATAACTTGCATCTGTTGGTTTATCCTGAGTCATTGTTATTGTTCCAGCAGACCATATCGGCATACAACGCATTACACCTGCAAGCTCATTTATAAGATCAAATGCTTCACTGGAGTTCTGAATATTTACATTGCAACTGAATCTTGCTTCCTGTCCTCCTCTTCCATCATCAACAAGGGTATTTGCAAACTTACTTGCATTAACAAAAGAGAATAAATCTAAACTGCTGTCTGTTATATGATCTCCAAAGCCATATCTTGTATTTGTAAGTAAATCTAATAGGCACATCGCTGGACAGTTAGTGTAAGTTGCAGCACCCATTACTCCATTAAAAATATAACCAGTTGGATACACAATACGACCAGTAGCACTATCCACTGTTGGAGTGCCCGATCCACTAGCACCTGCACCTGGAATCCTTACTTTTATTCCTCTGATCCTAAATTTTCTAGCTGGTATAGAACTAAATAACTGCGAATCTAGTCTGATGGAGTTGTAAGCACTGTTGTCATAAGTAAATGCTTCATCAACTATCTCTGTAAGACTTGTGAACTGAAAAGCATCTATGAGAGAGGTGTCTGTACTATCTGCTGTAACTCTTATCACTCTAATATCAACAGGAAAAGAGCCTGTAATATTCACTCTATAATCTTTTTGATAAGCATCTGCGGTACGACCTGTAATAGTATCTGTTATGGCATCAGTAAAACCACCAGAATTATATTGAACTGCAATTTTTAGTTGAACAGAAGAACCTAATAAATCACCTTCATTTGTTGCCTTCTGTAGCTGTGGAAATGTTATTGATACTTTTATCGCATCAACATTTGTATTTGTAACCTGTCTTGTTACAGGAGAATCTACTGTTACAGTTACACCGACAGGAGTAATAGATTGGCTAGTTTCAATTCCAGGAATCTTTGTCTGACTAGACGTTCCAAAACGTGAAACAAAAGAAATATTCTGAAAGTTAAAATCGTTTGTAGCAGGACTAGATGAACTGGCGGTTGCTTTAAGAACAGGAGTATTATTCAGAAATACATCTTTAAGTGATGCGTTTGTATATGCAGTAGTTCCTTTTGTCAGACCTTCTTTTGATGGAGATGCAAAACCTTCTATCTCTCCTTCGGAAATAAGATCAAGGAAAGTTGCAAACTGCTTACTATGTAAAGTGTCAGGAGTTCTTGTTGGTTGTCTTGGAGGTGGAGGTGGGGGAGGACCACCAGCACCTCTAATTAATTTAGGATCTTTTGTCATGCTTGCACCTGCTCAGTATCTATTCCTCCACTTATTACAACACTTCCTGTAAAAATTTCACCATAAACTATAGGAACTGGAGTACCTGCCCTGCTTGTCTGTTGCGTTCCAGAAAAACTAAAAGATAGTCTAGGATCTTGCTCTGAACTAAATTCTCTAGGTTTCGGGGTTGGAGTAAGCATTTGTGATACTCCTGATAATGCTAATCCTATACCTAAGTTTCCTGCTAAAGCTGCAAAACTAAAACCTCCTCCAGTAGCAGCGAATCCACTAGAAGAAAAAGCTATACTTGTACCACCTGTAAGAACTGCACCACCTATCAAAGCAGCACCTAATAAAACTCTTCCAAGACCTCCTCTACCACCAGCACCAGCAATAACAGGGATAAAATGTATATCTTCATTACCTATTGGATAGGTAAGTTCTGACTCATTTATTTCATAATTTCCTATTTTTACTTGATAATATTTTGGACTCATAAATTTATCTATGCCCTCAAAATTATTAATTAAAAAACTTACTGCTTTGGCAAGACTATCTACCTGTACTTCAAATTCTTTATGACCAACAAACTCTGCCAGTTCTCCATATAGTTTTATCTTACGAAGCATAACGATACCTCCCTCCTGTACATTTTAGTAACCATTCAGAATAAGATTCTCTACAACTAAGTCTATCTGTTAAATGGTGTAATACTTCACCATCAAGAAACAAAGCAACGTGATTTAATCCATCTGCCATGATTGACATGAATAATAAATCACCATTTTCTAACTTTTCTTCCTGTCTCAACTGTCTAAAACCAGTTCTCCATGCACATCTTTCAAACATTGGATCTTTTAAAAACTCTTCTGGTGTTATAGGTCTTTCCCAATCTCTAAGTTCAATACCTTTCTCCTGCTTATACCAATCTCTTACTAATGACCAGCAATCAGTGACACCCCAGACCCACGGACGACCCAATAAAGGTGCTTTATATCCTGATGGTTCATAATATCCCCATTGTTCTGTTTTAGGGTTAACAATATGCCACGGAAGCTTACTTTGTTCACAGCTTAATTTATCTGCCTGACTAGCAACTGGTGGAGTTACAGGGTGAGAATGAATAACAGCAACAATATCTCCCTGATTTGATGCTTTTACATAATCAACTGGATCAAGAATGAAACATTGATGAGCAGTCATAGCAAGATTATTACAGGGAAAATATCTTTCTTTACCCTTGATATTTACTAATAATCCAACAGATTCTTTAGGGTCTTGGTCTTTCGCATGAACCAATGCAGCTTCTTTCCAATTCATCCGCTAATAGTACCAATAGAAGGGAACTCTGCTCTTGTACACTGCCTTTTAGGAGCACGAATACCTGCTAAATCTATTACTGCTGCAAGTTCAAAAGTAACAACTTCTCTATTTTCTGCTGACTTACGATCAATCGAGTAAATTTCCTGTGGAAACTCTGCGCTAGGATCTGGTGTACCATAAGGATTTACATTACTTGGAAAGTTTACAGCATCTAAAAACTTTGCAAGAGTTCTGATTCGAGTGACAGTAGCACCAGTTAAATCATTTCCAGTTGTAGTCTCATTTACATTTAAAAGAATAGCTGTAATTGTTCCCAATGCGTTACTGACAGTTAAGGTAGGTCTAGGTAGTTGCCCTTTTTGAAAAGCAAAACCTTCTGCCTGTATTGGAAATCTTTGATATGTATCACCAGCCCAGACTATTTCACCATTATCTTTTAGACTTGTTCCATTATGAAATCTATGCGTAGTAGCTGATCCATGCAATGCTGCTGTAGTTGTAAGAGTAAAAAGTTCTATTATTGCTGATGGATTTATACTTTGTAGATCACTAACAACAGAAGCACTACTCATGGTTCAAACACCTCTCTGAATGTTGCCTGTATTGTGGCACGATTATTGTAGGGAA